GGATTCTCTCCCGAATCTCAGAGGCTATGTCCCGGTCTACCGTTACCCTCACGTTCTTACACGCGAGGGCCCATCGCCTGAGAGAGTCCACTCCGAATCGCCTCGAAAGAGGACGAGCAGGAAGGACCGTCAGTCGACGGAAAACGGCAGACCCCTTTGTTCTGTCTGGTCTTCCCGCGACACGCTTACGCTTGAACTTCTCACCTTCAGAGAGGCGCAGCTCGTTCTCAACGAGCTGGCACTTGAAGGTCTCGAAGGAGTCAAGTGGCACGGATACCAAGTCTGCACCCAAAGGTGCAAGCTCCTGGGTGACAGCCTTTGTTGCCGCCCAGTAGGCCTTTGGCTTGGGAATCCGTACAAGCGGTCGAGGGAAGAGGCCCACCTCTCTGAACGGCTTCTTGCCAAGGAGAGCCGCTCCAATTTCGGCATCGGGTCCCCGGGAAACCAGGGCACCGAGACGAGAACGGAGCGACCTCCCCACGGCGAGACCGCGACCTGTGTAGCCAAGTCCCCCGGCATCCACTGGAAGGTGGAGCCGGGGGTCGCACTTGACCCAGGGGAAGCGGCTCTTCATTACCCTCTCCATCCGGCGCAACCACAGGTTCTCAAGCCTGGGGTCCGCCTCCACCGGGGCCAAGAGGCCCGGAGGAGGGACGGAGGGAGGAATGAAGAGAGTCATTCGGTCTTCAAGATAGCCACGGGGAAGGGCGAGGATCTCACACGCGGTCCACGAGTGGTCCGCGCGGTAGGTCTTCCCCTTGTTGAGCTGGGCGCCCACGGAGGCGACTCTGTCGGAATAGACAGTCAGAGCATCGGATCCAATCCGGTGCCTGCCGACAGAGTCATCTCCGTGCGTCAAGGATCGGCTGAAACGGCCGACCGCCCAAGCACTCACCCAGGAGAGTATCACGAAGCTGAGAGGTGTGCCCATCGGACTCCCTCTGGAGAACACGGTATCCCCGATTGGATCGGGAAAGCTCCAAACCGTGTCTCCAACCAATCCGAGCGATCGTCGTGCCATAAGGTGGTCCGCTGGACGGATCGCCCCACGGCGAACGAGAGCTTCGACGACTACCTCGATCGCCGAGTGAGACAATCCATCCGTAGCCCTGGAAAGATCCAGGGAGCGGAAGGTGTGTCCACGACGATAGTGAAGACCGCCGGGAATCTCGCGGGATTCGGGGTCGATAGTCCAATGCCCAGGAGGCAGAAGACGCATCGACTCGCGGACCCAACTCCCCTCTACGAAGGTCCGCGCGTCGGGAACACCGACAACGCGTACCTTGTATCCGGGAGATCTGAGCGCAACTGCCTTCATGGCGAAGGGTTTCCCCTCTGCCCTGAGTGCCAGCAGCCCCGCACAGCGATAAGATTCCCTCATGTCTTCGCTAACACCTTGGCATGGCCTGAGGACGACACGCGCTCTGTTGAGGCAGAATGCCCCGAGAGAGTCGCCAGCAAGGTGAACGAATTCAACCTGCTTGGCGCCGCGCGCCTCAAGCCCATGACCAAGGTGTTCGAGGTAGCCGTCGATCCCGCCTCGAGTGGAAGGCCATTCGAGACAGGACGAGTTGGAGGAGGGAAGTCGTCTTGGAGACCCCGGGTTCCTACGCGCACGCTTGGAGAGCGCGACGAAGGATCTCAAGGACTCCAATGCGACAGCCGATGTGGGAAACGGTGTGCTCGCCATCTCTGCAGCACTCTGAAGGTACCGGACCCCTTCCTTTGTAGGAGGTTCCGGCAACGACCTAGAGAGTCGAGAGAAGGCGAAACCGTTCTCGGGCTCGCGCACTGCCAGGTTACAGAGACAGTCGACGACATCCTTTCGGATGCCACACGGCTGTGTCTTAAACCTCTTGGAGTGCAGGGCGTGCCCACGAACGTTGTGGCAAAGCTTCTTCATACAATCGACCTGATAGGCAACGCCCCGCGGGGCGGACCTACAGGCCCACCGATGAAGAAACCAAGCTACGCGCATCGAATCCCAGCCAGACAGGACAAGGCCGCTCCAGCAAGCTGTCCAAACTTGCTGGAGTGGAGACATTTCGCCTCCGCGGGGTCGGTGGCCACGCACTCCCTTACGGGAGGGCGTGGCCGACTGCTCCGTCGGAAGGCTCTTCACAAGTGACGTTAGTCGCTTGTAGGTGTTCCTTTCGAG